AAAATGATGCTTTTATACTTCCCTTGATATCAATTCGAAGAACATCCATTGACCAGTCTTCTTCTGCAGAGAGACTTGCAGATGTTGGTGACCTAATCATAAAAAGAAAACTGAGCAAGCGAGACCCAGTTTATCAAAACTTAATCAACAGGCAAGATCTTACTCACCAGGAAAACGTTAGATCTTCTAATAATGATGCTAAGTCAACAAACCCAAAATCTGCAAAGGCAGGAACTGTAAATTCAAGAAGAAATCCAGTTGAGACTGCTTCTAGCGGCCCATTGATATCGAATACAGTTCATGATCATCACATATATGAAGTGATCACTATACCTTTTCCTCACTTTATTGATGTTTCTTATGAGATCACGTTTTGGACATCCTATACAATTCATATGAACCAGATGATCGAGAGGCTTGTGGGAGCTTATACAGGCAACAGAAATCAGTTCAAGTTAGAATCTGATAAAGGCTATTGGTTTGTAGCTTACCCTGACACAACAGTCAGCAATCAAGATAATTTCGATGACTTTACAAACGATGAAAGAATAATCAGGTATACATTTAATGTCAAGGTGCCTGGGTATATCGTTGCTTCTCAAAACCCCGGTGACATGAGCCCGTTTAGAAAATTTGTTTCAGCACCTGATGTTCATTTTGATGTATTCACTTCGAATGCTCCGATAGTCCAGCATCCGTCTGGCTTACCAGATCCCACAGGTGAAATTGACAAGTTTATACTTAGCGATGTAAATGATATCAATGCAGCGGGTGATATTGTAGACAATGATCGTCTCCAGTACTTGAAAGCAAGGACAGAAGTAAGAAACCCGTTTACAAAAGAGGGCGAGGTTGAGTACTTAAAAGTGCTCACAAGAAACCAAAGAAAAGGTGAGACAGTTGTTAGCGCGAGAATCGTCACTAAGATCGATGAGCTTTAAAGTGACAATTGAACCTTCTCTGCATATTTATATGTGACATTAGTGAGTCCTGTAGGAGACTAATCATATGGCTGAGCAAACTTTTCGATCTCCTGGGTTTTTTGAACAAGAGGTTGACTTAACACAAAGAGTCCAAGGTCCTTTAGGCACGCCTGCAGGTGTTATAGGCACCGCAGAAAAAGGTCCAGCCTTTGTTCCGATCACTGTCGGATCAATGGCAGACTTTAAGACAAAATTCGGCGATTTAGATTCTAAGAAATTCGGACCGTACGCAGTTAACGAGTTTTTAAAGAGTAGAGATGCCGTAACTTACGTTCGAGTTCTAGGCGCCGGATCTAATACAACTTCCGCGCATATTACAGATACAGAAATAAAAGGAACTGTTAGAAATGCTGGGTTTAAGGTTTCACCTGTAACAACAGCAGCCACTCGGTCACCGGGTGCTGTGCATTTCTTGGCAGCGCGACATTTCTTGTCAGCATCAGAAACTTATGGTTACCCGATCTTTACGCATAATGACTCTGTTGGAAATGCTAACTACGTCAATCTAATCAGAGGTGTTATTTTTACCACAAATGATGCACGGGTAGGTGTTCTAAGCGCGTCACTCAACGCTACAGTTTATAATGTAGGTGATTATCTTGCGCTACAGGGTGGCGACAACATTGCAACTCCTGCCTCCGCAAGTAATACATCCGGAATGGCAGAGAAGTTTAAGCTGATCATTTCATCTTCAGATACTTCTTTCGGCGGCGAAGCACCTGATGCTGCAAACGGTATTAGAGTTTTAACCGCATCGTTAAACCCTCGCAACAAAGATTACATTAGAAATATTCTAAATACTAATCCTGCAAAATTCTCTCAAGAAAAGCATTTGCTCTACGCAGCATTTGATGTTGAGACAGAATTAGCAGCAATGTCAATAGCAGATAAATCTGTCGTAATGATGTCAGGGTCTTCTATTACATCCCCTAATAATAAAGCCGGCCAAAACTTCTTGACAGCATTTGGTAGATTTGATACCAGGTATACAACCTCTAGAACTACGAGCTTCATATCACAGCCTTTTGGTAGCACTGAATATAACTTGTTCCATTTTGAAACCATCGATGATGGCGAATATCCGGTCGGAAAGTTCAAGGTTTCGATAGCTAGCATTCGAGGTTCAACAGACGAAAACAATCCGTACGGAACCTTTACGGTCCAGGTCCGCCGCTATAGAGACACTGATAAATCAAGAGAGGTTCTGGAATCTTTCCCGAATTGCGATCTAAATCCTAGCTCCGAGAACTTCATTGGAAGAATGATTGGTGATCGAAAAGCTGCATTTAATTTCGATGCAATTGAAGAAACAGAAAGAAAACTGATTGTAACCGGAAAATATCCGAACAAATCAAACATCATAAGGATTGTGCTTTCAGCCGACTTAGCAGACGGAAACATTCCTAAAGAATGCCTCCCGTTTGGATTTAGAGGACTTCCGACACTTAAGACCAACGATAACTTAGGTGACGGCATTGCGTCTCTCCCGTTTGCACGGACACGCCTTGGAATTCACAACGCTGATTCTCTACCTGGGCGCCTAGACAATGAGAGCCTATCTGGTTCAATCGTCCCGCCAGTACCCCTAAGATTTAAGGTTACAAACGGAGCAGTCAAATCAGGCACAGCGCCATTCGTTGGATTCCCGGGCGATGAAGAAACAGTCGATGCTAGATTTTACTGGGGTGTCAAAACCACAATGGTGCCTGCTGATTCAACTATTCAGACATCAGGCATTGCTAATGCAGCACTTCGATCTAACAATTCATCAGAAGTTAACTTAGGCCTCATTGATCAAACCAAGTTCTTGGGAATTGAGGAGATGGACGTCTTAGTGACAGGATCCCAGCTTATTCCTGCAAAGGCTTTGGACTTCAAGACGTTTAACAACAACAAGTTCACCCTTGCTAGAGTCGCCTTGTCTCGCCGCGCTGGAGGCTCTTCCACAGGAACTTACAACGACACTGAAATTACAGGCTCTGTTGACCCCTTTATGAGAGAAGCTGCATACATTAGAGACGGCTTGATTGATCCTACTAAGTACACAGTAAACGACGGCCAGGGTGAAGGTGCGAACAGAATTACTTTGGCAACCCTGATTAATCAAAGCTCTTCGATAACGTTTAATAAGTTTACGGAGTATACCAAGTTTACGAACGTTTTTTACGGCGGCTTCGACGGCTTGAATATTCTTGATCGAAATGCCGCTAGATTAAATGATAAGGCAACTTCCCTAGATTCGGGTGGTGGAGCAAATAACTCCTTCACTTCGCCAGGGATGAGCACAAACCTTGCAGGTTCTGGGAAAGACAACAATGGAGTTGCTTCATATAGAGCTGCAGTTGATATCATGACTGATCCTTTGGCGGTCAACACTAATATCTTGTCAATCCCAGGTATAAGAGAATCATTTGTTACTGATCACGCACTTGATAGAAACAAGGATTATGGCAAGTCTTTGCTGCTGCTAGATATTGAACAATATGATAGCGATGGCAATAGGTTATTTGATGATTCAACGGCAAGCCCAAGCGTGCCAAAGACAATAGCAGAATTTGAGGGAAGAACTATCGATAACAATACAGCTGCATCGTACTTCCCTAACGTAGTGATTAAAGATGCTAATACAGGAGCTAATGTAGAAGTTCCTTCTTCCATCGCCGCACTGGCTGCACTCGCATTTAATGACAAGGTATCATATCCGTGGTTTGCACCTGCAGGATTCAATAGAGGCGCTTTAGACTTTGTTCAAAATGTAGGTGTCAGGCTGACAGCAAGAGATAGAGATGACCTTTACGACGCAAGAATTAATCCGATTGCAACATTCCCGCAACAAGGGTTTGTAATTTTCGGTCAAAAAACCTTGCAACTAGCTAAGTCTGCTCTTGATAGAGTTAATGTTAGAAGAATGCTCCTCGAAGTAAAACGTCTAGTGACGCAGGTCGCGAACGGATTTGTTTTTGAGCAAAATACACCCGCGCTAAGATCGAAATTTGTAGCTCAAGTTTCTCCTCTACTTGCAGTAGTACAGGCTCAGAGCGGAATAGAGCAGTTTAGAGTTGTAATGGACGATTCAAACAATTCACAAGAAGATATTGAGTCCAATAGGCTCAATGGAAGAATTGTAATCGTTCCCACTAGAAGCGTTGAGTTTATATCAATTGACTTCGTCATAACAAATGCTGGCGTAAGCTTTGAGTAGAGCATAGTTAAGAATGATGATTTTTTGGAGATTTAAGTAATGGCCGAACGTACTTTTAAAAGCCCCGGGGTAAGAGCTTTTGAGATCGACAGGTCCGGACCAGCCCCGACAGGTCCGACTGGCGTTCCTGCCGGAATCATAGGGACGGCCCAGGAAGGGCCGGCCTTTGTTCCGATCACAGTTTCAAGCTTCGCAGAATTCGAATCAAAATTCGGATTTATAAGTGGCGACCAGTTCGGTCCAATAGCTGCAAAAGAGTGGCTAAGGAACGCTAGCGCACTGACCTACGTCAGGGTTCTGGGCGCCGGCAACGGTAAAAGAAGATCTACTACAGATGGTACTGTTACACGAGCAGGATTTATTGTTGGCGAACGTCAACCTCTTGCCTCACAGTTCCTGGGAGACAATCCTAAAGCAAATACCGGTGGTGCTGGTGAAGGAAGAGCTTTCTTCCTAGGTTGCTTCATGTCAGAATCAGCTGGAAGTACTTTCTTGCAAGATTCCGGAATTGAAAGAGCAGCTGATGGTAGTTTTGTAAGGGGCGCCGGATCAATATTGAGAGGTGTTTTTCTAGCAGCATCAGGTGTTAACTTGCGCCTTTCGTGCTCAAACGGCGTGATGAACAGAGGCAATACACCTACCGCTACGATGACATCATCTTACAAAGGTCAAAATGGCGCAGATGCTACAGGAGCAACAGTAGGGTTCCTTACCGGGACAGTTAATTACGTTAATTCTTCTCCGAAGTTTGCCATGCTTCTTCCCGGTCACAAGGGCGTTGATTTTCCAAGAGTTCTAACAGCTTCCTTCAATCCAACTGATAGAGACTACTTTGCAAATGTGTTCAACAAGGATCCTGAGGCACTCGAAGATCACGGGTACGTTCTTTATGCACACTATGATGTTTATCCTGAGTACGCAATAGTAACAGGCTCAGGCATCACTACAGCCGGACGATCCTGCATAAATGGGGCAATTAGTCCTGCAGGCCATTACTCTGGAAGCAACGAAGTCGCGTTCATGCTGACCGGCGCGCTTGATAGAAACACAAGCGCCGCAGCCTCACCAAACTTTGAAAACTTTAGAGAAAGATTTAGAGCAGCAAGAACTCCGTTCATCACGTCACAGAAATTTGGCGGTTCTTCAAAGAACTTATTTAGAGTTCATTTGCTGAGTGATGGTGTCCTTAAGGGCAGAGCAGGAGATCCAGTTGGTTCTAATACCAAGTATAAGGTTTCTATTGAAAACGTATCTAAGTCTCCTGACGCTCTCGATAAATACGGTACCTTCGATCTTGTCGTTAGAGATTTCTACGACAATGATGAAAATGTCTTTGTTTACGAGGCACACAGAGGCCTAAACCTTGATCCGACTTCTACAAATTATAT